TAGATTACAAATCTTCTAAGACCTGGAGTACGAGGTGGCCTTATACTGAAAGAGAAGATATAGCTTCTTTAAGATTCAATGAGTAAAAAATGACTAAATATCCTATTTATATAGTATCGAAAGGGAGGTATGAGAAACCTCTGACTGCTAATTTTTTAGAAAAAGACAATGTGCCGTTCTACATTGTAGTAGAGCCGCAAGAAGAGCATTTGTATAGAAAATCTATATCTAAACATCATATCTTGACATTGCCATTTAGTAACTTAGGATTGGGTTCAATACCTGCTAGAAATTGGATTTGGGAGCATTCAAAAGATTCAGGACATGATAGGCATTGGATTCTAGATGACAACATTAGGAGGATTCGGAGAAGATACAAAACAAGGAGAATAGAATGTGCATCAGGGCCTGCATTCTCAGCTATAGAAGAGTTTGTAGATCGATATGAGAATATTGGCATAGCGGGAATGAATTATACGTTTTTCGCAAAAGATAAAACTAGCATTAACGCATTTACTTTAAATGTCCACGTCTATTCATGTTTATTGATATTAAATAATATGAGTGTAAGATGGAGAGGGCGATACAACGAAGATACAGATTTGTGTCTTCAAGTCTTATCTATGGGATTATGTACAATACTAACGAATATCTTTCTCATAGACAAAATGACGACGATGACGATGAAAGGAGGCAATATGACAGAACTATATCAAGGTGACGGTAGGCTCAGAATGGCACGTAGCCTTGAGAGAGAGTGGCCGTATGTCGTTGAGACGAAGCGTAGGTTCAAGCGTCCGCAACATGTTATTCGGTATACTTGGGGTCACTTTGACACGCCTCTCATTAGGCGAAAAGATATCGATTGGGCGTCACTAGAGAATTCAAAAAATGAATTCGGGATGCATCTCGTCCAAGCTAAGCCTGAGATCAAGAGCCAAGCTGTGAAAAATCTTCTCGTTGAGTCGCTCTCTGAGTCAGCGCAGAATAAAAAATCTGACTTTGCGCAAGGTCAGGTCGAGTGAGATTGCTGGTTTCGTATTTATCATTTTGTTATCTATGCGCGCATGAGAGTTATTTATGGCTGGCAGCAAACCAAAATTTCAGCCAGAGCAAGTCGCTCAGGCATTGATAGAGATGAAGGGCGGCGTTTATCATGCTGCTGAGCGGTTAGGCTGTTCAGCGCAGATGATTTACGATTACCGAGATAGATACCCTATCGTGGCTGATGCGCTTAAAGCCGAGCGTGGGAAGTTTATCGATGTTGCAGAATTAGCCCTGTATAACGCGGTCATGCGCGGAGAGGGGTGGGCTGTCTCGCTCACGCTCAAAACGATAGGCCGCGACCGAGGCTATGTCGAGCGTTCCGAGGTTGATATGACTGTATCAGGCCAGGGGTTGGCCGGGCTATTGGATTATGACCGCAGCAAGCAAAAAGACGAAAAAGACTAGCGAGGCTTATCCAGCTGGCTTTGCCGAGCAATACGAAGCGTACAAGACGCTTCGTCGCTTGTGGCATGGCGACCCTGAGCGGTATTGTCGGCAACGTCTCGGTCTCAACCCAACATGGCAGCAACGACAGATACTCGATGCTATCACGCCTCCAGGTGCAAAAGTCAGCGTCCGCTCTGGCCATAACATCGGGAAAGATGCGATTGCAGCGGGTATCATCCTCTGGCACATCGAGACGCGAGATTTCTCTCGGTGTGCGTGTACAGCGCCGTCAGGGCATCAGCTCCATGACATTCTCTGGGGTGAACTGGCTAAGTGGCGTCGTCGATCACGTGATCTATCACGACAGAGAGGCGACCACGAGCGATTGTGGGTCACCAACATGTTTGAGTTGACGCATGATCGTCTCTACGATTTGGGCGCACCGAGAGAATGGTATGCGGTTGCTCGTACAGCACGAAAAGAGAACCCTGAAGCGTTGCAAGGCCTTCATGCGTCTGAGGTTGAAGTTAGTGAATCAGGTGATGCCCTAGTAGGTGATGAGAGTGAGTTTACGGCTGAGTTGCTGTTTATCCTCGACGAAAGCTCGGGTATCCCTGACACGATCTATGAGGCGGCAGAAGGTGCGCTAGCATCGCCTAACTCTCGCGTTCTGATGATCGGCAACCCGACGCGCAACCGTGGGTTTTTCGCCGCGAGTCATAAAGAGCACCGAGCAGAATATACAGCACTGCATTTTAGGTCTCAGGATTCGCCGCTCAGTGCGCCCGGCTACCGTGATGGGTTAGTCCGCAAGTACGGCGAGTCGTCTAATATCGTTCGTGTTCGTGCTGACGGCGAGTTTCCCAATGCCGACGACGACAGCTTTATTTCGATTGAGTATGTTGAGCTAGCCTTACACCGCGAGATTGGCGACTATAAGCCTCGTGGCAAACGCCGTATGGGGATTGACGTGGCTAGGTTTGGCGACGACCGCATCACGTATGTCTGCCGTCACGGGAGACTCGTCTCTCATGCCGAAGTTGATGCTAAGCAAGAGACAATGATCACAGTCGGCAAGGCTATTATCCACGCACGCGCTTGGGACGTAGATGAGATATTCGTTGATGTGGTGGGGCTTGGGGCTGGCGTCTACGACAGGCTGAAAGAGATACGTGCACAGAGCAAGCTAGGGTTAATCCCGCCACAGGACCAGCTCCATGCTGAAGTTTACGCTGTGAATGTAACAGAGTCTGTGCCTGATTGGGTAGATCAGAAGGCTGATGCTGTGGGTCAATCATTGCGCGATTATCTCTGGATTCAGATGATGCAATGGCTCCGAGATGAAGAGCCGATATTTGCAGGCCCACCCGATCATATGGATACGCTAAGCGGCGAGCTATCTAGTATCAAATTGGCTGGTATTGATAGCAACGGGCGGCTCGTCATCGAGAGCAAGAAAGCAATGAAGGGTCGGCTAAAAGACAATGAACTTGAGGCGGGTTCGCCGGACTTAGCCGATGGACTTGGGTTGACATTTGCGCCTGTTCGCCAGGCTCTCCAGTGGGACATACTCTAATGCCGCTCCTCACTAGACTCCAATCCGCCTTTACTGCCTTTATGAGCACTGAGCCTGATGCGGTGCAAACTCGTGCCGCAGACCTATCCGCCTCTAATTTCGGCGCTGTCGTGCCCGGCCTGTCGAACCGTACCTCTCCGCCCCGTGGTGCCACTGAATTCCTTAAAGGGTACAGCAATATCCCATGGCTACGCGCCACCACAGACATGATTGCCAGCAACGTCGCGGCTGTCCCGTGGCGTGTCTATGCCGTGCAGGCCCCTCGTGGGCGTCGGCCTGGACCTTATCGGCCTAAGTTCGTTGCTCCTCCACGCGATATGCTCAGTACAGGATTCGAGTCGCGTTGCAAATCTCTGGACACGATGCGTATACGGGGTCAATTGGTTGAGATACAAGAGCATCCCGTACTTACCCTGCTACATGCGCCTAGTGCCTATTTCATGGGCAGCACGTTGCGTAAGCTGACTCAGATTTACCTGGACATTCTCGGCGAGGCGTACTGGCTCCTAGAACGTGGGACAGGTAACATCCCTGTATCTGCCGTTCCCATTCCGCCAACGTGGATTGTGTCCATTCCGCATACAGGGCAACCGGGTTACGAAGTCAGCTTCCAGGGCTGGCAAGGGGTGATCCCTGAGACGGAGGTGTTGCGCTTTGTATCGCCCGACCCGCTCAACCCATTCGCCCGCGGTAGCGGCATCGTTAAGTCGCTAGGCGATGAGTTTGACGCAGACGAGTATAGCAGCAAGTATCTCAAATCATACTACCTCAATGGTGCGTTATCTCCTACGATTATCTCACCGACTACTGATAGCCCAGCGAATGCCGATGATCTTACCCGTCTCAAGCAGAAGTGGATAAATGAACTGCAAGGATATATGCGGGCATTCAAAATGTGGTTTAGCACGCGCTCGCTTGAGGTTCATCAACTCGCTACCAGCTTTGAGAGCCAGCAATTTGTTGAGCTCCGCGACAGCCTACGTGACCGGGTTGTCCAAGTGCTCGGTATCCCCCCTGAGCAACTCGGTATTCTAGACGCCAGCAACAAGGCCACCATCATCGCGTCCAAGACTCTGTTCGCCACTAATAACGTCATCCCGAGACTTGAGCATCTCCGTGAGGTGCTCCAATACCGTCTCATGCCTCAGTATGACGCACGCCTGGTTATCGATTACGATTCGCCTATCCCTGAGGATAAAGAAGAGAAGCTAGCCGCAGCGCAAGCGGCCCCGTGGGCGCTCAGTGTCAACGAATGGCGAGAACTTCAGGGCTATGACGCAGACCCGAAGGCCACGGGCTACGTGGTGCAGAGTGGGCTGGTCTATGTCGATAGCCTGACAGACCTGGAATACGAGGAGCCGGCGCCTACCAATGTGCCTGGCATGGATGGCAACGGTGGCGATGCGAGTGGTAACGGCAATGGCCAGGGCGGCAATGGCCCGCAACAACCCCAAGCCGACCCGCAGAATGATCCCGCTATCGAAGATGACCCGGTAGAGAGGCAATCCACGGCTAAGCAAATCGTATCTAAAGTACGTCATGTTGACGCGATTGACCCCGATGAGTTTTACCTCATGGTGCACCGGGTATCTGACCGTCTTGAGCCAGGGCTGAGACGTGAGCTACTCGCCGCATTCGATGATGCGAAACGCGGTATCGACATGCAACGCCTAGAGATTGCCCTACGTTCAGCACAGCAGGCAGCGGCAGGGGATGCGGTCCCCTGGGGTGCGCTAGAGGCGGCGCTAGGGGCCATCCTGGGCGCAGCAATCGCCAATGCCATGCGTGATGGCGGGCAGGGCGCAGCGAGGGAACTCAGCGACCGTGTTGGCTCACCGCTCTCGTTCGACGAAACCATCGCGTTCCTGGCTGACTACGCAAGACGCAATGCCGCCGCGCTAGTGACGCACATCAGCGAATCTAGCCGCGCTACAGTACGCGAGATCATCGCAGATGGGATCGCGCAGAGCCTCGATGCGAGCGAGATTGCGGCGCAAGTGCAGGCACACATCGGCCTCCTGCCACAGCAACGGCTACAGGTCGAGAAGTTCCGTGCTAAGCTGGCCGAGAATGGTAGGCCGGATGGCGAGATCGAGCGACGGGCGCAGACCTATGCGGACTCGCTGCTCTATCGGCGGGCTGAGACGATTGCGCGACACGAGATGTATACCGCAGCGAACGAGGGCCAGCGGATGCTGTGGACGCAGGCGGTTGATTCTGGGTCGATTGATAAGAATAGAGCGCGTCGCTTTCTGGTGGTTACGCCCGACGAGCGGCTAGAGGCGTTCTGCGAGGAGACAGCGGCGATGAATGCCGACGGGGTTCCGTGGGGCGAGAAATTCCAGACGCCTGACGGACCGATGGAGGGCGCACCACTGCATGTGCTGTGCCGGTGCGGAGAGAGTATCAAGTATGACTAGGAGGCAACCGTGGCCCAAGAAGCCATTCAGGCCATTAATCAGCGCATTGACCGGATATATGAACGCGTCGCCGATTTGCAGCGACGCGACAATCTCAGCGTAGAAGACGAGAAAGAGATTGCGGGGTTGCGATTGAGCCTGAAGCGGCTACAGAAGCAGGAAGGCGACTTGATCAGGGCGCGATTGGCTAGCCCGTTCAATGAGACGATACAGCGCGGAGTTGAGATTATGCGATTAGGAGGCAATCGTGACTCAAGATGATTTTTACCGTGAGCATTGGTGGCTAGAAAAAGAAGCAGTGATATATTATATGTACCAAGGCTACACATTTACTCATGAGCAGAATAGAAATTATGATGACCTAGCCGATATTTGGTTTATAGAACATCCAGAAGATAAGTCTATGCACGAGTGTTTGCAGACTACTAGCCACATCGACCAATACCTAACAGCCTGACGAGTGCAATATGCTGCAAGTCTTCTACGATGGCAAAGAGATACCCCTGTCGCCCCGCATGCTCGACATTATGCTGTTGCTCTCACACTGCGATGGCGAGCTAGAGCGAAGGCCCGTGGGGCGGTTCGTCATCTATTTCAACGAGTCACGATCTAAAATAGAAATGAGCGAGTGGGTGTGCGCCAAGACGTCATCCACCCACGTCGCATTGTCTACGCGCCACGCTTCGAGGTAGGCTCTGCGTGGCCTGCCTCGTCCCACTCCTGGTCCATGCCGCAGAGATAGTCCAACGTCACCCCGAGGATGCGAGCTAACCGTTTAGCCGTAGGCACCGAGGGGTAGTCTCTACTATGAGCCTCTAGCCGCTGAACGATGCCCTTAGATATGCCCGCTGATGCCTCCAGTCCCCGCCCGCTCAGCCCCTTGGATTCCCTCAACCGACGCAATCTGTCACCGAATGATTCCATATTACCTCCTTTAATATTATTATATATAGTGTAATATAGCCGAATAAAAAAATTGGCGCAATGACATTTTTCACCACCCAAAGCGTTGACATATGTCACCACTCGTAGTATATTAATGATTAGAGGATGAGAACAGCAACAAGAACTAACTGAAGGGTGATAGACATGAGTAAGGCATTCTACTTGGTGACCACGTATCCCAAAGGCGCTCCTTCTTGGGGTATTGATTATGGCCAGACTTCGACTCTTAAGAAAGCGCGCGCTTGGGCTAAGACTATCGCTGCTTCTGGGATTCGATCTGAAATTTACCGTCGGACTTCTCAGTATGGTGTTCTGACTCTGGTAGCTGAATACGCGTCCACGGACGCAGACCCACAAGCGACGCAACTGACTGCGCCTTACTTAGTCTGCATTTGGGACGGCAAAAATTTTGTGGATTCATTCTGGGATGTGGATTCTGACTCAGCTATTAAGAACGCTGAGTCTTGGCTCAACTATCATAGTAAAGCAACTATTCAGCACGTAACAGGGACGCACCGCACGGAAACACAAGTACTCATCCGCGTCAAACCACAGACGACTCAGGTAGCTTCTAAATCCCACGCATCTCAGATGTTTTTGTTCCCTGTGGCAAGCAAAGCTGATATGTTTCACCGCGCTCATCAGATCGCCAAAGAAATTCGAGATGCTTGTGACTCTTATCGGGCAGCCTTTGCCTTAGCTCTGCGCGAAGTGTACGCTCAGATGCGCGAATCACAGTTGCAAGCAGCTTAGTAATTAGAATAACGAAGAGACAACAGATATGAGAAAGATTAACCGACGTTGGGCTGGAACGCTTACTTCTCTTAATGTAGAACAAGTTGCAGATGTTGCCCTGAATTTGCTAGGTCGTAAAATATATAAAGTAGTTGAATTTGATGGCTGTCAAAAATCTATGTGCCAAGGCCATGATGGAGAAAATATAAAAGACCATGATATTTCCGTTCTATGGAAAGTATGTGCACAACAAGCAGAGATAGTGCTATGTGGATGGGTCAAAACGTTTGCTTTTACGACACAAGCAACATCTGACAGACTCGAATCTGATTTACTAAATCCATTCATCGTTTTTGACGATGACAGAATGTTGATTATGCAGAAAATAGATGGAGTTGAACGGAATTGGGTTTTTGTTGTTGAGCACGAAGGGTAAAACGTATATGACTGAGACATACAGAGTCTGGCTAGGGTTGTGTATGATGGGAGAGGGAGAGACAGAAGAGGATGCCATCATGAATGCAATCGAGGAGTATGAGAGGCAAGACTTTGATAACGCGATGACTAGAGATGAGATTAGAAGAGTTCTCGACTTAGAAATTATTGGCACAGATGAGGAGTAATAACGATGGCCTTGCATCATAATGTTCATCCAACTACGTCGAAAAAACTCAGAGCTGCATTAGGCCAAAAATCTGACCGCATCTATGGGCAGCATCGCTCCGGTGATTTACTCAGAGGCGTAATGCCGAGTGATTCGACGTTGAGACGGTGGGAAACCAGAGGCTATATCAAGCGCACAGGCGCGGGATACGTCTTGACACAACAGGGATATGAGGAAGCACTGTAGCCAAAATAGCACTCGCCATTAGCTCTCGGCATTGTGCCAATATCCAATGCCGAGATGATTCACATGGATATTTATCCTATTTGTGGACAAACGCTTAGCCTTTATATATATTTATAGCAGAATAATCTAATATCCCCCGCGCTTGGTTCGGTTGAGACGGCGCGATACTCTATCACAGGGTATTGCTATGTCCAACCGATTTCGTTATATCCCCCTCGATGAATGGAAGCAAAAGGCGATTCAGGGCGAATCTAGCCCTGATGATCTATTGCTCCGCAAATCTTTTGCCGGTGCGACCTCGAAGACGTTTGCGGAGGAAACCCGGCGCATTCAGTTTACGCTCTCTACCCCATCCGTAGACCGCGACAGAGATACAATTGACCAACAGGGCTGGGATATTACCGAGTACCGGCAGTGTCCTGTCGTGCTCTGGGGCCATATCTACGGCGAGCCGTCTATTGGCAAGTCCGTAGAACTCCACCAAGCCCCGAATCGTCTCAGCTCCATTGACGAGTTTGCCACACGAGACGTCTATCCATTCGCTGACACCATCTACCAACTCGTCAAAGGCGGTTTCCTCAACGCGGTCTCTGTCGGATTCGCCCCGCGCACGTATGTCATCAACAACGAGCGCAACGGCGTTGACTTCACTTCGCAACTCTTGCTCGAACACTCCGTAGTCTCCGTCCCATCTAACCCCGAAGCCCTAGTCGAGGCCCGGTCTGCACTCGGTGCGGACACGATTGCGCCCTATGTGGCGTGGTGTGAGCGCGTGCTAGACGAATGGCACGGCGAGGCGGGTATCTGGGTACCCAAGAGCAAGGTAGAGGCCGCACATAAGGCCGCGGCTGATCACAAAACATATTCGCTTGGTAATCCTGGGCTAGCCTCAACAGGTTCCTCAGAAGTCTCCCTAACTCTTGTTGCTGACATGTCTGACATTAGAGCAGACATTAATGATCATATCAAGAGACTTGAGGCTGAGGCTTCTACTGAGCCAGTCAATGAGGCGCATCGCACGCTACACGTTCCAGGCGACGTATCCGCTCGCACGGCCCCGATGTCCGCCGAATGGAAATCCCCGCAACTTGCAGACTTCGCAGGCGCAGACACCCCGTTCCACACCCTCTCTACGCGCGAGACAAAGCGCATTGCTGGCCATTTCGCTGTGGCTAAGCACATGCCGCCCCGCTCCTACGATGACCTCCTGCTCCCACACCATAACAGCCATGACGGCAGTGTGTCATGGCGCGGCGTCGCAAGTGCTGCATCGAAGCTGCCGCTCATCGTTGTTGCCTCCGACGATGCTGATGCAGCACTTGCACATTTAGCCAGCCACTACCAGGCATTTGGCCGTTCTGCGCCCTGGCAACGCGACCCTGACGCCTGGGAAGCCTATGCCAAATTCGTTCGCGCCATTGGCAAAGACGACGTGCGAGATGCGGACTTGGTCAACCTGCTAGAGATGGCGGGATTCTTCGAAGAAGCCGAGTCGCTGAAGCCTGAGAAGGCCGAGCAGGCTGAGCTAGTGGAAGTGGTACAAGGCGAGGTCATCGACATTGATGAAGTGGTGCAGTTTAACCAGTGGTTCACAGGGCTGATTGAAGAGCCTGAGGTTAAAGAGCCTGATCCTGAGCCGGATGATGATTGGATGAAGAGCATGGTCGCGTTAGTCAGTGATGTTGTCCGTGAGGAGACTGACAAGCTGCTGACCGAGGAAGTACTGAGGACGTACGGACGTCTGCCCCGCTAACCCTTACCTACTAAGGAAATTGAGATGGTAGCAGCTACCCTCACAAAAGACAACGAAGTCCGCATGATTGGCATGCTCAAGGACATCTGCGGTCCGATCATTGCCGAGACCATTGAAGCGCATATGGCTCCCATGCGCGAGCAATATGACAAATTCCTTGCTGGCAAAAACATCATTACCTCCGAGGTTCCACAAGACGGCGTGGCGAGTGCCCTGGCTCACGTCAACGCGCTTGTGCGCCAGGCGGGCGGCGCTGTGTCGGCCCCGCCTCATCAGCTCGCCAAAGTGGATCAGGTGACGCGCATGATTCGTGCCATCGCAGCGGGCAAGGGCATTGTCTCTGCCGCGACCGATTGGTACTACAAGAACTATGGCGATGACCCCATCTGCAAGGCCCTCGCCGCTACGGATGCCACGGCGGGCGGGTTCCTCGTGCCGGAAGAGATGGCCACCAGCGTTATCGAATTGCTGCGCCCCATGTCGGCCATCCGCCAGCTAAATCCCATCACCATGTCGATGACGAGCGGCACGTTCCTTCTGCCCAAGCTTACGGCAGGCAGCGCGGCTGGATACATCGGTGAGAACCAGAATGCCCCGGCAACTCAGCCTGTGTTTGGCCAGGTGCAGATGGTGGCGAAGAAATTGGCTGCTATCGTGCCTGTCTCCAACGACATGATTCGGCGCACGGCTGGCGACACCAATACGATGATCCGCGATGACCTCGTGGCCGCGATTGCCCAACGTTCCGATCTCGCATTTATTCGCGGTGATGGTACGGCGGGAAGCCCAAAAGGTCTGAAGTTTTGGACACCATCGGCCAATGCCATCGCCTGCAATGCCTCTCCCGTGACTGAGAACGTCATCAATGACCTCGGTCGTCTGATCACGCTGCTCATGCAATCCAACGTTCGCATGATTCGCCCCAGTTGGGTGATGGCCCCGCGTACCCAGATCGCTCTCATGACCGCGCTTGACGCCAACAGCAACTATGTCTTCCGGCAAGAGATGCTCGGCGGAACGCTGTGGGGATGGCCCTTTGCCACGACCACGCAAATCCCGATTGACTTGACGGTAACGGGTTCGGCTGAAAGCGAGCTGTACCTGGCTGATTTCGCTGACGTGGTGATTGGCGAGACGACCTCTCTGATGCTGTCTGCCTCTGACACCGCTGCGTACCATGACGGCTCTGGCGTGGTGTCTGCCTTCTCGCTGGATCAGAACGTGGTTCGCGCTATTGTCGAGCATGACATGGTTGTGCGACATGCCGAGTCCATCGCCTATCTCAAGGACGTGGACTGGGTAACGGTAACGACGTAATAGCCCCCAATACGGTAACACTTGGGTACAATTACATTTAGGAGAACTGAAATGGTGCCACAAGATATTGGGGCCTATATCTCGTCTGAGTTGGCGCTGATCCCTGCCACAATTACAGCAGGTGCAGGCAATGATGGCGTGGAAGTGAATGGCCCCGCTTGTAATTTGCTTGGGCTGGCCACGCATCCTCAAAGCGTCCAGTTGATCATTGGCTATCGTGCCGTGCTCGCCTCGTCTGAGACGCTGACGATTACAGCAAACCTCCAGGACGACACAGCGAGCGCGTTCAATGGCACGCCTGCCGACCTGTCGCCCGCCTATGCTGCGACCGTGGTGGAGACGGGTGCCGGGACGATCTACAACACTGTGCATCTTGACGTGCCGCTGACGATGGCACGCCAGTATATCCGTGCACAGGTGACAGCGAACCTGAGCGCGAGTGGCACGGACACGGTCGCGATTTGCGGCATCTTCGTGTTTGGTGGTGTGGACACTTACCCCGCTTAACCCATTGCAGGGGCAATATAGAGGATAACGATGATGGGTCCGCATGATATTGGTGCTTACATTGCCTCTGCAATCGCCTTAACGCCTGCATCGCTAGTAGCGGGTGCGGGCGATGACGGTGAAGAGGTCAACGGGCCTACGATTGACCGACTCGCTCTCGGCAGTATCTATCTAAGCTGCAAAGTGGTCATCACGTACTCGGCTGTGTTAGCGGCTGATGAGACGCTAACGATTACGGCAAACGTTCAGGACGACACGGCAGACGATTTCAGCGACGCACCCGCCGACTTGTCGCCTGCCTATCCTGAGACGGTTGTAGGTACGGGTGACGATACGATCTCAGGAATGATCACGCTGGATATCCCCCTCGACATGGCTCGGCAGTATATCAGGCTGCAATGCACGGCTGATCTGAGCGCAGCGGATACCGACACGGCAGTAGTCTCTGCTGTGTTTGTGTTCGGCGGCGGCCAGATTTACCCTGCAACATAGGAGGCTAACTCATGGCAGAAGATGTAGTTGTCCGGTTTATTTGCGGTTACCCGCCTTACAATACGCAAGATAGAATTACTTGCGATCCTGAGAAAGCCAACTATCTCGTGTATGTAAAAAAGGTCGCGGTGATGGACGACGAGATGCCCGAGGCGAAAGCGATGGACGCCCCGCCTATGGATAAGATGATGGATGCGGCCCCCGTTGCCAAAGAGCCCGTGGTAGTCGAGGATGGCGATGAGGAGTTTCCCGTACCTGTCGTTGACCCTGACGCGCCCGCGCAGTATACGAAGCAGCAACGACCCAACCCCGCATGGTGGGACGTTGTTGATGCTGAGGGCAACGTGGTCAATCCGCATGCCATTCGTGAGGCCGACGCAGATGAGTTGATCAAACAGCTCATGCAGGGTGAGTAATGGCGATCAGCATTGTTACCCCGGCATCAGTGAACGACACGCGGCTCATTGAGGTTCAGGATTTGCCTGAGTCTTTTCTGAGCCAGGCTAATGTCGTGACGGATGAGGCGCATATGATCGACGTCATTACGTCAGTCAGTGCCAGTATCCGTCAGTATCTCGGGTACCATCTGATTTCTCAGGTGTACCGTGAGACAGTGCCGGGTTATGGCAATGTGCATCTACTGCTAGGGTGCCAGCGTGTAGGAGGCGCTTACCCTGGAGTCCCCATCACGGCTGTATCGCTCGTCGAGGATATACTCAACCCCGACGACCCCGAGACGCTGACTGACTACGAGATTGCAGACGCGATGGCGGGCATTCTGTACCGCCAGACGGGGTGGTGCTGGTCCACGCAGTACGGGCAGACGCTGGAGCGATACCCCATGCCGGGATCAGAGCGGCCACGGTACCGTGTGACGTATACGGCTGGGTACACTACGGGACAGACCGGTACGCTACCGGCTGACATTAGGCAGGCAGCGATTGAGTCGGTCATGCACCGATACAACAACGAGCAGCGCAACCAAACGGTGACGCAACGTCGCATTGGCTCGCTATCGATCAGCTATGGCTCAAGCAGCACGCAGGGTGGTGGCGGGCTGTGCGAGAGTTCATTAAACTATTTATGGCCATACAAACGCAGTATTGAGGCAGTATAGGCATTCAGGAGGCAAATATGTACGCAGTGCAGATGTTTGTATGCGAGGCATGCGCTGAGCCTTTCCGCAATAAGGATATGGCCGAAATCTGCGAATCATCACATGCAAAAATTCGCTTATCTATCCCTAGATATGGGAAACTCCTTCGCTATCCAGAATCGATATCTTTGCATTTCGATGGTAGTATGATGAGCTATGAATATAAGCTGCAAGGAATAGACGAAGACCTCAATCGTCAGCTTTTCAAGGAGGCATGGGACAAGGGGATAGCAAAACTAGACTTGCGTAGTGAAATCATGGGGGATATGTCCAATCAGATGGCGCAATGTCAAAACGAGACTGAAGCAGCGTAGATGCCCTTAGACCCTGAGTCGAAGTAGCTAACGAATTCAGGAGGCAAATATGAGCAATTTCTGGGACGGTTTCACAAAAGAAGAAATAGACAATTTCCATGATATTATGTCTCGCCCGTTAGGTGTTGTCAATAAGGTAGAAGGAGACGCATTCTATTCTAGGATAAACCTATCTGGGAATAAAGAAGACGAAGATAAGATTGAAGAGTTTTCCATCGAAAAGCATGTAAAGCCAGATGAAAGACAATATGTCTGCATAGGGCAGGGATTTACATTCCATGATGGCTATGCTGATTTTAACCTTGGCCCGGTGTTTGGCAATGTCGCATCGTGTTTGACCGTTGGCAGAACAGATGAGAAGATAGAAATGTTGGGTTCGTGGCCTTCTTAACCCTGGAATGAGAAGTAACTAGCATGCCCCTAGACCCTGAGTTTCGCAGCCTCCTCATCCATCGCGTATCCATCGCGCCGTTCGCCTCACTGGACGACTACGGCACGCCGACCTATGGCACAGCCGTATCAGTCGCGGCGCGAGTAGAGCATCAGATACGCATCATCAGGGACGTGACAGGGCGCGATGTAACGTCTATGGCGTTAGTGATACTCGATAGCACGTCGACGATACGGTATGACTCGCGGCTCACCATGCCGGACGGCACTACGCCACCGATATTGCGGCTAGAGCTTATGTACGACGAGACGTCGCCGCATCATTGGGAAATCAGGGTTTAGGAGGTAAATATGCCATTTGAACTACGCGGCCTAAGCCAAGTCATAGAGAATCTATACGCCCTCGACGCGCAGCAACAATCTGCCTCACGGTTCTATGCGCAAGACGCCATGCGAAGGCTCTATCAGGCATCGCGTGAAGCGGCTCCCTACGGCGCACTGCACGGCACGACCTCATCGCGTGGCGCATCAGGCACTGTGCAGCATCGCAAGGGCGAGCATCTACGCGACACGGCTTACATGGATGGGCCAAAGCGCACATCAAGCGGATGGCAGGCTACGGTAGGGTACACATCAGAGCACGCCCTCAGCACGCATGAGAACCAGCGCACGGGGCGCACGGGCGGCGTATCCCCCACGGGCATACCGTACCGCTATTATTCCGATGTAGGCGGCTGGAAATACCTCGAACAGCCCCTACTCAAGATCGGCGCAGGCATCCCAAACGGGTTGGCCACGGCACTAAAGGCAACACTGAGATGAGCGACAGTAGTATGGATCGGTACCCTGACAATCACGTCTCATGGATGACATTCGGCGAACTGCGTAGCATCCTGACGCGTATCGAAGAGCAATCGCGTTCTGACCATGAGGCGCGGGAATGGTTTGACGCTCAGCCGCCCGAGGTGTTTGGTGAGGCATGCGCATATATGTTCATGCAGATGTTGACCGAGAACGACGACACGAATGGGCACACGATTCATGAATAAGCTAAAGATTCAAGCACTTATCTTGTCAGCCATCGCGTTATTTGCCATGCCCGCATTCGCTCAGTCTCAGCGGCATGCGAAGCTGACGTGGACCCCATCGACTGAGTATGTCGATCATACGCCTATCCCGGCAGGGACACCGATCTCGTATTGCGTCTATGTAGGGACGACCGCTGCGAATATCGTCCAGGTCGCCAAGACGAAGGAGACTGAGGTTGATACAGACGCTATCGGGCTCACTGTCGGCAAATACGTTGCCGTCAAAGCAACTGATGGGCAAGTGGAAAGCGATCTCAGTTCTGTCCTGCATTACAATCCCCCGAGTGCTGTTAAAGTCAGCATTACCTCAACCATCGAGATGTCACAGTAGCAGGTATCCGATGAACAAGCCGAACACTCAGCCCGTACATATCCAGCAAGCCTACGGTTATGCCACGACATCGAAGACGAACCGTGCGGGTGAGTCGACGCATGAGATACCAGGTAATATATCCCGCCGCGCACTGATTGAGCAAGTGCTAGAAGAGCTACTGGCTCAGGTAATGCACCGGGGTATCTATGCGAATTGCCAGGTGTCGTTTGATGTGGTTGATGGTATAATAGAAACCACAGTAGGCAAGACGACACAGGAAAAGGTGAGGCAGGGGTAGATAGCGGGGGCAAAATGGCTTTAGCTTATGGCGGCAAGATACATACCGTTAGCTCGGCGCATCAGATCAGAGGCGCGCTTGTCTTCAACATCACACCACGTAAGGTAGTGACGTTCGCGGGATACTCAGGAGCGGGATATGAAGATAATGACTATGTAGCTAACGTCACCACGGGCATTCTATCGTCTCTCAATCCGCACGACACGATCATAAACGCTGGCGCTACGATAGACGGTATCGGTGTAGTATATGAGCTAGCCAGGGCACATGACTTCATCACGATTGGCATTGTCTCGTCTCTAGCTCGCAATGATGCCGTGATTGCGCCACATGTTAACCACGTTTTCTTTGTCGATGACGACACTTGGGGCGGCTATTTGCCGGGATCAGACAAACTATCGCCCGTGTCTCGGGTGATGGTAGATATCAGCGATGCGATGTTTTGTATCGGTGGCGGGCAGATTGCGCGAGATGAGTTTATCGAGATGGGTAAAGCTGGAAAGTTCCGACGATTCTACTCAGCCGATATGAATCATCAAAAAGCGATTGAAGCGGCTAAGCGCAAGGGGTTGGATGTGCCAGAGAGTTTCATGGGCTCTGTCGGTGATTGCTTTGCCGTCAATGTCGATGCATTTCTTATGTAAAATAGGCACAGGGTTATTGCCTCGTTATTGAAAAGGCGAACATTAATTGGGGCAATGACCCATCTCGATTGGTATATATGCCGAGTTTCGTGACGTATGAGTCTCTCATAGGCTATAATTAATCAACAGGTATTTGGAGCGGCCTCGCACGCTACCCGAGGCTAGCCCCCCAAAGCCCGAATCTCTCCCTCTCTCCTGGGGATTCGGGCTTTTTCTATTTGTGGAGTAATCGATGTGTCAGTACTGGACGAAATCGCTGGGTATCTCGCCACTAACGGGCTAGGCTCTGTCGGCACTAACATATTCAAGAGCGGCTTGATGCCATCGCCTGACGTGCAGATTGCCCTGATTCAGACAGGCGGTCAACCTCCGATTCACGCGATGGACGATAGCGGCGATACAGCGACTGACCGCATCACATTGCAGATACTTAGCCGGGGCGCGAGAGACAACTACCCATCAGCGTTTGCACCGGCGCAATCTGCCTATCTCTTGCTTGATGATGTGGCAGGCGAAGTGATCAGCGGTGGATATTATAAAGCGATACAACCGCTACAACCTCCATTCGCGATAGATATCGACGACAACGGGAGGTCTGTTGTAGCGTTCAACGTATTGGCGAGGAGACGCAGATAATGCCCTACACCGAACACGAATGGGGTGGCATCACCATGTTTGATTGCCAGGTTAGCGGGTGCCACACGACCAGCTATAGCGTCGACGATGCGGAGCGGCATGAGGCCACGCATCAACGTGTGGTGGTGAGCCGGCCCACAGGATTATTCGATGCGAGTGGCGACCCTGCGACGATAGACGAAGAAGAGGTCGTGTAGCTCGCGATAGTGTTGACAATAGAATAGACCGGTATTTCGCAGCGTCCCACGGGATAGCCCCGCAAAGCCGTCATTGCAAACGCAGTTGCCATAGAAAGGGCATGCAATGGCTGGTTATGAGGGACGCGGGACTATTATCCAAATTGGCGACGGTACGGCTGGCGCTTCCAAAACCGTGTCGGGTTGCACTGTATCTTCTGGTGTAGCGACGATCACGTCTACTGCCCACGGGCTCAGCACGGGCGACGTAGTCCTTCTCGCCTCCATCGGCGGCATGACCGGACTCGATGATTATTTCCTCATCGATAAAGTCGACGCCAACTCATTCAAGGTCTACAACGGCGGCATCTCAGGCACATATACCTCGGGTGGTACCGCAGTCTCCCAAAATACAACGGGTTCAGGCGGTTGGATATCTATTGCTGCCGTCCAGGGCTATGAACTCGGCCAGCAGGCTGACCGTCTTGACGTGTCCGCGATGGATACGCCACTAGGGTTCCGTGAGTATCGCCCTGGCATGAAGGACGGTAGCTTCTCGCTCACCCTAAACTTCCTACCCAATAGTGCCTCACACGGCGTTGTTTCCGGGCTTGCCTTCCTTGCCCAAACCGGTGCGCCGCGGTGGTTCAGGCGCTACTACCCGCAGATCAGCACGGCCCCATCTCCATATACCGCATGGATTGGCCTGATTCTGGATTTTAACGAGTCGGGTGATACGGAGTCGGCTATCCAACTCTCAGTCAACGGCGCGGCAACACGTACCATTCTGCGTATGCCAGGCGCGTAATATTACCCAAAGAGGCAACTATGGCCCTGAATCGTGAACAAATCATGAATGGCGCGATGCTTAAAACGCGCGCTGTTCATGTCCCTGATCTTGAGGGTGACATCATTGTCAGGCAAGTCACCGCATTAGACATGGAAACCATCTTGGAGAAGACAACCGATGCGGACGGGAAGGTATCGCAGAAGGGTTTTCGCTCTCTATTTCTGGTCATGTCTATTGTCGATGATGATAATAACAGACTATTTTCTGACAGCGAAGCTCACTTGCTTTCGAACTTCTCTAACAAGTTGGTGGACCAACTCTTTACAGCAGCTAAGGAGTTGTCTGGCATCCGTGATGGGGAAGAGGAAGCGATTGACGAAATAAAAAAAAGTTCCTTACCTCAGACCGACAGCGTGCCAAGTACCGACTAGCGTGGCATTTTGGTTACCTGTCGCCTCAAGACATGCTGGACCGGATGTCCTACGAGGATTATCTACACTGGCAGGTCTTTGTGGCGATTGAAGGCGGGTTTGAGGTGGAACGCGACGACACCCATTGGGCCATGCTGACGCAGCTTATCTCAGTTATGGCCCAGGGTAAGAACGTCAAGGACACGCGCACGTTTAACGATTTCCTCCTGCACCAGCGTCGTATTGTCCAGGTCGAAGCGCCATTCCAACACACCGAAGAGGACGCGAGCAAGATGCAAGCGATGATTGACCGGCTCAAGGCCAGCGGTGTGCAGCCCAAGAGTGGCATGGACGTACAGAACAAGTTCGAGATGATTGCCGAGCGCGTAAGGCTCAAGCAGTTGGAGGCCAGCCGTGGCGATTAGTGTTGGAGCCATAGAGGCATCTCTAAGCCTAAATACGCGGCAATTCACGCAGTCTGTCCGCTCTGCTAGCAGCACGCTCGCCAAGCTTGAATCGCAATTCTCGACGATTGCCAACGCGGCTACGGCGTTTGACGATGCTGTGGGTAAAGCCACGCGCAATGTGGTAGCCAACAATCGCGCGATGGCGTCGAGCGTCTCGGATTCAGCCAAGAATATCAAAGCAAGCCTCGGTGGCATATCGAAGCAATACGATGACTTGACGTCAAAGGCAGGCAAGTCTGCTAAGGCGCAAGCGCAGTCTCTCACATCGATTAATCAAGTGGTTGGCAAGGTCCAATCGTCTATCCAATCGCAGTTCTCTCAATCATTTGGGGATGGCCTGATAGGCGGGATAATAGGCGGTGCTGCGGCTGGCATCGCTGTGCAAGCCCTTAGCGGCATCAAGGGCGCGATAGAAGACATCATCTCGTCGGGGCTTAAGCTCGAATCGCTCAATGCTGCATTTACGGCCATTACGGGATCGACGCAAGCTGCCGGGAAGGAAATGCAATTCCTTCGGGAACAGGCAGAGCGGTTGGGCTTCTATTTCCCTGACCTCGCCGAGGGATTTAAGGGGATAGCCGCTGCTGCTCGTGGCACGTCACTCGAAGGCAAGGGAGCAGAAGAGGCATTCCTTGCGATTGTCGAGGCAGGGCGCGTCTTTCAGCTCAGTAACCAACGTGTTGGGCTATCTCTTCTTGCTGTTCAGCAGATCATCTCAAAAGGCAAAGTCTCCCAAGAAGAGCTGAGGCGGCAATTAGGCGAGAATTTGCCCAATGCGCTGGCTGTTGCTGCTCGTGCCTACGGTGTCACGACGCAAGAACTCAACAAGATGGTTGAGGGTGGTCTTGACTCTGTCGATTTCATCACGAAATTTAGCGCCCAGATGCGGAAAGAAGTGGCCGGGAACGTAGTCCAAGCCGCAAATACGGCATCGGCAGCATTCGGGCGTTTTAAGACGGCTATATTCGACCTAGAAACAACTATTGCCAGCCCTAAGTTCCAGGGTGGCCTAGCTGCGCTGATTGACTTCTTTACCAAGATAGTTAAATCGACACAAACCGACATTAGTAATATATCCAAGATATTCGGTGGCGCTGATGATTTGCCCAAGACATTCACCGAGACTAAGGCCGCCATTACCGACCTTATCAAGCAGCGGGAAGACTTAGGCACCGTCATTCGCACAGGCACAGCTCAGGAAGTTGAGGATGCTCAGAAGCGCCTAGCGTCTATTAACCAGCAGCAAGCCGCGCTCGAAAAACTCTACGATATTCAGGCCAAAGAGCGCGACCCTTCTGTTATGCGGGCCGACTATAAAGAAGCTCTGGCTCAGATACAGAAGCGAATTGATCTCGGCCACGAAGTTGAGCTGAATCTAGCACGCCAACGCGATGTGCTCAAGTCGATGACGGAGTACGAGGCCAAACTGGTATCCGATCAGGGCAATATCACAGACCCATCGGGCGAAATGGGCCCTGGCACCACATCAGATTCTGCTGACCGTATCCGTGAGATTCAGCACCAAGCCGAAGTTCTCGGGCGTAGCGGCGTCAAAGTCGATGTGCTGAGTAAGTCCCTCCAAGCCGTTGATAAAGACCTAGCCAAAGAGGTTGCGTCAGCGCGTGCTTTCGGCCAGGCGATGGCATCAATGGGCGATGACACGGCAGAAGCT